AAACTCATTTTTTGCCTTTCATATCAGCCAGTTTTTCTATGGTTCTACCGCCAAAGTAAGCCCCCATAATAAGCATCCCCCAGTTTCCCAGCAGGGTGACATAGGACTCGTTGGCGTTGTACCCATAGGCGGACATCATGGCAAACAAAAAGTACCCCAAGAAAATGGCAATCAAGCTCATGGGGCGAATGTTCTTGGACAACCAAGAATCACTGTTCATGTCCGACTGCCAGCGGTCTGTGACGTTGTTGTCCTCGTTCTTGGCGGCATCGGCAAACATTTGCAATTCAGCCAATTCCATCTTGGCCTTCTCAATGCCCAGTTCAAGCAGTCGCTCTTCGTGTTCGTATTGAAGCTGGCGCAGGTTGCTGACATCTTCTGCGGTTGGATTGTCAGGGATCTTTACGCCAAGCGTGTTTTCGACCACCTCTTTGCCTTTGGCTTGGATGGCAGACGACAGTAAGCCCAGTCCGTTTTGGGCTAGGCTACCGAGGAGGGATGCGACTATTGGAATCATCTCGTTTTTCCTTTTCAACTTGCCTACGCAATTTTTCCATCTTTTCAATCTGCGTCTGAGCTTCCTTTTTGGTTTGCAGTACATCCATGTACAACATCCCAATCAGCGGCAGCAACAATACTACAAGAACACAAGCAGCAACCCAGCCCATCACTAACTCCCAGTCCTGTTTAAGAGGCCGAGGAGCAACCACAGATACAGGAGGAATAGGATAGTCGCCAGCAGGTACGCTTGCCTTTCGTTTAAAAGACGTTGCCTTTCCTTGCGTTGCCATGATTCATCATCCCGCTTTTTTCTTGCTTTGTCCTGCTCTACCTTGATGACATCCCGCATTTCAAAGACCTTGGAATATAAAGCCCCCATCTCTTTGGGAGCGCCGTACACCATTGCCTCTCTGATCTCCGTTTCCAGCAACGCCATCTGGTCTTGTGCCATGACCCGCTTCAGGGCGGCTTCCATCAAGTTGGCATCAGGGTTGTAGACGTTTTTGCTTTTCTCTTCCTCTTCCCTTATGTGATCAGCAAGCTGTTCTTGCAGTCTGAAGAAGTTGGAGAGCTGGGTGACGATGTCTGCCATGACTTGGGTTTCGTCAACGGCGACATAGGCTTCCTTTTTCGCCACAGGCTTGGTCGGGGCGGGCTTGTCGCTGGACTTGAAGAAGTTACTAAATTTACTCCAAAACCCAGTAACTTCCTTATATATCTCAGCGACCTCATTAACAGTCTTTTTGACCTCCATAAAAGACGTTTTAGCGTCCTTATACAGCTTGCATCCTTGCTTGATAGCAGCGACGCAGGCATTGGCGGCAAAAAGAATGCTGAGAGGGTCAATGATTACTCCGCAGGCACTTCAGCTTTGGCTTCAGGCATTGGCACTTGGGGGATGGCTTGCTCCCGAATGGCTTGAATCATGTCTGCAACTTCAGCATAGGGGCGTGTACCCAAATACTGCATAACAGCATTCACCAGACCCAAGGTTAGTTCAATTTTTTTGTCGTTCATAGTTTGCTCCAAAGCACCGCTGAGATGGGGCAGCGGTGAGTACCCCTTATTGCGGCATTGCTGCTTTGATTTCGTCAGTGGTAGTTGCTGCATCAATTGCCGTTTGCATGGCGGCGTACTTGTCACGCACAGCTTGTCTTGCAGCTTCTGCCGTTGTTGCCTCAGAGGGAATAGTTGCCTTAATGTCCAAAGGCGCAAATTCAGCAGACCGGGCTTCTCTGCGCTTGTCGTGGGCAATACCCTTGGCTTTGGTGATGTTGATGGTAATCATGCCGTGTACTCCCATGCGTTGCGGAATGTACGGTCTGACGGGATGTCAGCGACATCCACAATCTTGTAGGGTTTGCCAGTAGGGACATCTTTTTCCGCAAGTGTCTCTATTGTGTTGCCTTCTTCAGCAAGCCATTCTGGTGCTGGAATAATGACAGCCACGCCGCCATCGTCAGTTGGGTAAATGATTCTTGAGTTCATGGTTGTCCTTTAACGAAAAATTGCAATATTTATATTTGATTGATCTCTATTGGTAAAAGCAGTATTTCGATCAACCGTGAGCAATCTCCAGCCACTTGCAGAATTTGGACTTGCTTGAGGAACAACAAAACAAGAACCGCTATCACTTACAAGCCCAGTGTTTCCAATACCAGCATAGTTTCCATCAGGCATTGCAGTTGTAAAGTTCACCGTGTAGTCACCTGTGCCATTGTCTGTAATGCTTGAAACATTACCATTTGCACGAATAGCCACAGTACCAGTACCGTTGAAATTTACCCAAGCGCGGCAACCATAGGCAGTGGCAACAGAACCGTAACCTGAGTTGAACAGTAAGTTACCAGAGGTGTCGATACGCATTTTTTCGTCAGCAGTTGTAAAATCACCAGCAGAAGTTGTTGTGTTGTTGTAAAAACAAAGAGAACCAACACCATAGACACCTGAACGAACAAGACCAATACCTGCTTTGGTTGACGTTGTTTCAGATGCCGCACTAGATGAAACATTAAACCCAATAGCCGCAACGCCCGTTCCGGATTGATCGTTGCGAACAATTGATTCGATTTGCAAACTATTTGCGGACGCAAACACTTCAAGTTTTTGACTTGGCGAAGAAGTATTAATCCCCACATTACCTGAGGAGTTGATACGCATACGTTCTGAGCCAGCGGCATAAAAAGCTGGAACACCAAAACCAGTAGCATCATAAATACCCATCCCACTTGAGCCATCGGAACGAACTTTGCGAAAAGCCCAAGCACCAACAGTATTGTTAATTACCGAAACAACTCCTGCGCTTCCTTGTGCAACTTCTAGTGTTCCGTATGCTGGCGAAATAGTACCAATCCCCACATTACCGCTTGAGTCGATACGCATACGTTCTACATCATTGGTGTCAAACGCCATTGAGTTAGTTGAATGTGAATATGTAATTTCTCCTACATTTCCATCGTCAGTGTCCCCAAGTTGAATAATGCTGCTACTTGTGTTACCTGCTGTAATTCGTAAAGTCGCATTACTAGCATTTAATATTTCTAAATTTGCGTTAGGGTCGCCTGTGCCAATACCTACGTTACCTGAGCTATCAATACGCATACGCTCGTTGGCATCAACACCGCCGCCAGCGTCATCTCTTGTGCCGAATACAAGTGCTGTGTCTGGTGAGGAGTCTTCAGCAATTGCCACAACATAAGCACCTACACCGGCAGCAGGAGTAGTGTCAGATGTAAAAAATTGTAAACCGCCTGCGGGTTGGTTAATCGCTTGACTTGTATCTGTATCAGTTATTCTGATGAGCGTGTTGGCGTATGTTGAGCTGCCTAAGACTGTCCCCGAAGAAACTGTTTGAGAAACACTAACTGTATATGTACCAGTAAGACCTGTTCCCGTTCCGAAGGCAGTTACTCTTGTATATGCTTGTACACCACTGCCAAACACTAAATCACCAACAGCAATCGTTCCACTTGCTACCGCAGTAACAGTCATTGTTGTGCCAGTAATAGATGCCGTTACTGACCAAGTGCTATTGTTACTACCAGCTACTTCAAGTTTAACTAAAGGTGAGGTTGTGCCAATACCAACGCTACCGCTGGAGTCAATACGCATCCTCTCAGTAGGAGTTGATGCACCGTCAGCAGTGGTGCTAAATACCAACCGTCCGGGCATATCGTTAGTGCCGGGTGTTCCGTCTACTGCGACTGCAATTGATGCAGAGGCAATAAAGTTAGTCCCATCATCGCCAGCAAAGTTAATGCTTCCCAAGTTGGTCGCACTTGCTACCGCACCTCTTGTGCCAATTGTTCCACTGTTAGACTTACTAAATACAAAAGACGATGCTGAAGCCGCTGTACCTGACCAATTTGATACACCAGCAGATGAAGAACTTAATCCAGTACCTTGAACTTGCAAAAGCGGCGTAATTGCACCGCCGCCAAAACTGACGGTTGCTATGGGCGCAGTATGTCCAACAACTGTAAAACCACTTGCGTCAATCACAAAAGGTGTTGCGTCAGGATTAGTCGAGTCCTCAACCAACAGCGCATTGCCCGTACCAAGCTGAGTGATACGCAGGGCAGCGTTGGTGTTGTCTGTAACCTCAACAACTGCGTTATAACTAAACTTGGTTTGACCAGAACTATCAATCCTTACACGCTCAGTAGACGTACTTGCCCCATCAGCGGTTGTGCTGAACACCAGACGACCGGGCATGTCATTAGAAGCACCGGGAGCGCCATCTACAAGTCCTTGAATAGAAGCGGCTTCACTATATCCAGTTCCGTTTGCGCCAGAGAAAATAATTTCGCCCAATGCGTCACCAGATGCAACGATTGTGTTTGTTCCAAGCGTTGCGCTCTTAGAGCGACCAAAATAAAAAGCTGGATTGTCCGCCGCACTAGAGCTATAACGCACAAGACTTACAGAAGCATCAGAAGTGCCTTCAACTTGTAGCTTTCCGCCAAACGCGCTATTATTTGAAGTTAACCCCACCAGCAACCGACCGCTAGAGTCGATACGCATACGCTCGGTAGGTGTGCTTGCACCATCAGCGGTTGTTTGAAACCTCAAGGCTCCCGGCATGTCGTTTGCGCCGGGTGTTCCGTCTACAACCGCATCAATTTCAGCGGCTCGGATAAAAGTTACCCCGTCATCACCGTTAAAAGCAATCCTTCCAAGCTGCTGTCCGTTTGCAACAATTCCCTGCGTTCCAATAGTATTGCTTACGCTTTTATACAAGTTATAAGTGCCAACCCTAGCAGTGTTATTTGACCAATTGTAAAGGCCCACACTTGGTCTGGCATTGCTGGAGTTTGAGTGGCTTACTATTGAATCTGGCGCACCATTCCAATTGTTTATCGCTACGGTATATCCTTGAACAACTTGTCCACTTGCATCAATTACAAACGGCGATGAATCAGGGTTAGTCGAGTCCTCAACCAACAACGCATCTCCAGTGCCTGTCTGGGTAACACGAAGGGCTGGCAAAGTCGAGCTTACCGAGTTGATTGTCGGGCCGCCAAACCAGTTGTTGCCTGTGCCACCTGCATAGATATTCCAGTTGTTGGACTTGACCACACTACCACCACTTGTCACGGCGGCTGAGCTGGTGGCTGAGCTGTTAAAGGTAAACGTGTTGGAATCAACTAAAGTGATTGTGTAAGGGCCGCCGTTGTAACTGCCAGCAGTCATTGTGGTGTTTGATACACCAGCAATAATCACACTGTCTCCAGTAACCAGTCCGTGCGATCCGGATGTATCTACGGTCACAGTAGAACCTGTGCCATTCACACTTGTAATTGTGCTTGCCGCAGTAGCGGCAATACCGGAATACAGGCCGTAATTAAACTGCGCACCAGTCAAATCGCTGTTGGCATAAAAGCCGTACTGGTTGGTAACAGTTGAGCCAGCTCCAAATGTCCCTTGCTCTGCACGGTAGCCTGCAAGGTTGGTCAGTGTAAACGATGCAGCTTCGGTGCTGGGATTGGACAAATAAACAGAAGCCAACGTAGTAACAGCCGACTTAACTGTTGGGGCGTTGTTCAGCGAATTGTCAGTTGTTCCGTTGTCCATGTTCCCAGTGATGGTCACGGTGGGATACAAAGTAGAAACACTGATCTCAACAAAATCCAACCCGTTCCAAGCCACAGTTACCGTAGCACCGGACTTGATAGTAACGCCGGTGGTTGGGCCAGCACCTACAATCTTGATGGACTGTGTGGCGGAACGGTTAATGATCGTGTAAATCTTTGACTGTGCTGGCGCAGTTATGGTGCGCGTAACAGTTCCGGAGGCCGTCCACAAAATGATGGCTTGCCGAGACTGGTTGGAGGCTCCTGCGGTGGTTGACAGCGTGACGTTTGCGTCCGCACTAAGCGTAGTAGTACCGGCAATTGCGGTGTCCAACAAATTAGTAATACTGGCGTTTACCGTGTCGCCCCATGTGCCAGACAGTTCGCCCGTGACGGGTAAGGCCAAGCCCAAAAGTGATGTATATGCTGTTGTCATGTTGTTACCTCAATTTCTTCCCAATTTGGGGTTTGCGCATCGTCAATTACCGCCCACCCGGGAGTTTGTGTATTGCTGATAGTTTGCCAGTTCACAACCTGCGCATCATCTATATTTACCCAGCCTGCCGATTGTACGTTTGAGATTGTTGCCCAGTCTGCTGTTTGACTATCATCAATCAAACTCCAATAGGTCGCCATTACACGATCCTTATAAGTGCTGACGTGCTTGTGTTGGCAGGCATTGTCACGGTGAAATTATTGGTGGATGTTTTGTCGTTACCAAAGTCCAAGACGCAAATAGCGCCGTTTGCTCCGGCTTTATAGATCAAAGCGCCACGGGCAGTGATTGACCCAGTCCATACCGGGGATGTAAAGGACACATAGACAACACTGCCAGAAGCTGTAACCTGAGAAGAAACTGTGGCAGTAACAACCTGACCACCAGCTACGTAATTCCCGCCAGAAGCTTCTCCGGTAGAGGTGTAGGCTGTAGTGGTTTCATCAAGCGTTGCCGCATTTGTGTACAAGGCTAACCTGAACGTGTCGGTCGTCAAGTTGATTGTCGCGTTAGCCAAGCCACTGCGCAGGGTGTTGCAAGAAAAGTTGCCGGTAAAAGCCATCAGGTCACCGCCTGTCTATACTGCCCAGAGCGATACGCATCTTGACGCTCCATACCATCACCCAGACGTTTAGCCAACGTAAGTGCCTCTTTGTATTTGCTGTCGTATAAGCTAATAATGTCTGCCTCACCCTTCATAAAGGTGTACGCTTCTACCAAAGAGCCGTACAACAACACAGAATCAAAGTTGTCGCCCAGCCATGTTTGACCAGAAGAAGCTGTGGTAATTGACTCGGGGTAATAGTAGTAATGCAACTCAACCGTGTAGGTTGCATCAGGTGTTGGGCCAAGAATGAAACTCAACTCATTGGTAACAGTTGGCGTTGGGCCTGAAGTTGTAGCAGGGCCAAACAAAGCGTAGTACTTAGGAATGGCTGTATCTGCTGGCGTTGGGTACGCTTGACGAATAAAGTTGACATCTTTGTTCAACAAATACTCGTACGCGCCTGCGGCATCAATTACCGCCAAGGAATACGTAGACAGGAAATCGTTTGGACACGCAAGATACTTATTCCCAGTTGTAACTGTACCGGTCACATTCTTACGAATGGAAGGGAACTGAACTGTGTTGTAAATGCGTTGTTCCGCCTGCTGGATGAACCGGGCAATCTGAGCCGTAGACGAAACCGTAGACGAATCCGCAAGCGTAATCGTCGGAAAATTATTCTCCGTATAGGTTTGTATTGCCGCTACAAGCTCAGCGTAAGTCATGCCATCGGGCCTCGCGCCATCAGACCTTTGGTAGCCGCGCCAGTGCCACGGACTTTGATACCAGTTGTCTTGACAGGCTGATTACCAGCAGCTTTGCTGACGTTGCCAACGCTCATGTTGACTGTTTCAGCTTCACTGTGGTTTGGCAGCTTGCCGGGGTTGGGTTCAATGCCAACAGCTTTGCCTTTCATGGTGTGTGGTTGTGCATACACCATAGCATTGCCAACTTCTTTACCCATTCGTTTGTCGCTGAATTTAGCCATTATTTGCCTCGCTGATTTGCAACTTTAGCCATACCACGGCCCATGCTCAACATCATCTCGTTGGTCTTGCCGCCTTTGGCTAATTTAGTCATAGGCTTGCCGGGATGCAGCTTTTTCTCATGCTTATGCACTGCACCAGCAATCATCTTTTTGTCTTGTTTCAAGTCTTTTTTGTCCATGATTAACTCCTAAGTTACGCTTACCGTTACTGTACCAAGTTCTATCGCTAACACCAAATTATTTGGCGTTAAAGGAGTGTCAAACCCACTTGCCCCGCCAACAGGATACCAACCCCACTGGAAGATTCGACTGCCACCAGCCAACTCGCCATCTGCCAACAAACCTGAAAGCACATAACTGCGATCTGGCCTTGGGTTTCTCAAAGCCTGTGGGTCATCAACGGGGTACATACCCAATTGCAACTGAGGGTGATCTGGATCCCAACACGGAGGACAAACCAATAAGTTATATTCCTTCGTCTTGATGATTTCGGTCTTCAGAACCTTCAGTTTAAACCGTTGCCCGCACCGATCACACTCAGCAATTGCGTTCTTACCAGAAGCAAACCGATTACTCACAACTACCTCCCAATGTAGGTCTGGCGGGGTACAAGTCTCAAAGCTGCCTTCTCGTGATCTTCGTACGCTGCTAGTTCCCAAGCTTCGTCGTACTGCTGTTTCAGTACGGGCAAACGCTCTATGCCAGTAGGAATTTTCATGCCGATGTAATACGACAAGCCAGCCGCCATACAAGGAATAAAGCGAAACGGCACATCCATGATATTGACACCGCCGCCTGCGTCTTGGGTACGTCGCAGCCGCCAATACACAAATTGATATTGCTGTGCATTGTCTGGGGTAGGCCAAACGGTGATCGCTGGAACTTGCTGCCAATAAACAGCAGTTGCACTTGTGTGGCTTGCGGCAGTTGTGTTTTGCTGACCACGGAAGCAGTTATATAGGGTGTTCCCTGAGATATAGCTGTAGTTGATGATCTCGCTGTCAATCTTCACAAAACCAGCAGCGGGCAAGCCAACC